TTACATTTGATAATGTGTCTAGTGCAGATTCAAAGTAAGTTTCAAAATCAGTCAGTGCAACTTGCTTCATTGTACCTGCATCGTTGACTACAACTCTGTCTGCATCTGCAAGAGTAGTTGAAGTTGCAGAAGTATTACCATCCATGATATTTAATTCTGTAGCTGTTGCGTCTACTGCAGCTAGTTTTGTAAAGTCAGCTTGTACTAACCCAGATACACCATCTAGTAAATTAAGTTCTGTAGCTGTAGATGTTACATTAGTACCACCAATATCTAGTGTAGTTACAGATATCTCACCTGCTACTGTTACTATGCCATTTGCTACAGTTATAAGGTCTGTATCGTCTGTGTGACCTATAGTTGTTCCATTTATAACAACGTCATCTATATCTAAAGAACCACCTGTAATTAAACCTGTAGTTGTGATTGTGGATGACCCTGTATCAATAGTTCCAAAGCCACTTGTAATGCTACCAGAATTTAACGCACCTACTGTTGTAGCTGCTGTAGTTACAAGATTAGGCATTGCAGTTATTTCATCGTCAAAGTAAGCAGACAAGTCTGTGACTGCTACTTGCTTCATTGTACCACCATCATTGAGTACAACTCTGTCTGCATCTGCTACTGTTGTTGAGGTAGCACTTGTGTCACCATCAAGTATGTTTATTTCAGCACCAGTAGATGTAATTGATGTGCCATTGAAATCTATTGCATCTAAATATGCAACACCGTCAATGTATATATCTTTCCACTGTTGACTAGATGAACCTAAGTCATATGTATTGTCATCGTCAGGTATAATGTTAGAATCTACATCTGCACCAAACACAACATTGTCTGTGGCAGCGTCACCTAACGTCATTGTACCACCGTTGAATGTGGTTGTACCTGTTACGGTAAGATTACCACCTATACCTAAGTTACCTGATATGTCAGCGTTACCATTTATGTCAATGGTAGTGGCTGCTATCTGTATTTCTGTGTCGGCTACGAGGTCGAGTTGTCCATCGGCACTGGAATTGATGTATATTGCTGTATCTCTGAATTGTAACTTCTCTGTAGAAGCAACAAGTATGTCGTCACTAAACTCAAAATAATCCTCGTCTTCCATCCATTTCATTACACCGTCATTGCTTTGACCGTCATATGTAACTGTTATATCTGTACCTGCTGTACCGTCACCAATTGTAAGAGATGTACCTAATAATTTAGTTACAGGTCCACCTTCACCTGCAGTACCATCGTGAGTGTGACCTGAACTAGCTGCAAAAGCCGCAAGTAGTTGATCAAATTCATTATTGGTATCTGATGCTTGTATTACATCACCATCAGTATATGACGATTGTCTTGTATACGTTGCTCCCATTAACGTCTAGCTCCTAATTGATATTCCAACTGAAATCCTTTGAGTGAATACGGATCAGTTGAACCTCCATCGTTTACTCTTAATGCTACTGCAAAACCTGAACCCTCTACAGGTTGTCTTACTAATGGTTGTGTAGGTCCTCCATATGTAGGTACGCCATATAATGATGTACCATAAATACCTGCAATGTCAGTTGAATCGAGGGGATAGGCTGCAGGTCTAGATGCAGTAGAACTCTCATAATCATACCGAACAAAAAGGTCTGCGTCAATAATTGATTCAGGTTTGTAGTTCACGACTACTCTTTGCATGTGTTTTCTTATTCCCGGATCATTCATTGTAAGGTCTGGACTGCGATACTTTCCGTTTATTGCAGTGCCATCAAATGTTGATCCTTCTTCTTGTCTGTATATGTAACCGTCAAAGCCACCATGAAGAACAAGAACATCTCCCACTAGTATAAATGTATCTGTGCAAGCAGGCTTGATGCCTTTTACTCTTGCAAACTCGTAGCCTTTTTGCCCACTCTGTTGACCTTTGAGAACACAGATTAATCCTTCTGTTTTACTCTCAAGACCTCCTGCCTTAGAAAAGAACAAACGGTATTGTGTCTTCTGTGGAATAACAATTGACTCAAACACAGACGCATCAGTTATGTTGTCATCAAATATAGATTGCACGTTTGAACTTATAGTTCCCAACTCAACGTCACCGATTTTTGCTGTACCTGCAACTGTACGCAAGCCATCAGGACCAAGAAAGATAAGATCACCAGCAAATTCTTGAATAGTCTTACCATTGATACATCCTATGTCTCTTGTTACAGCCGATACTGCGAAATCTGAACTTGAGCTACCTGATAATTTAAATATTCTATTTTCACAAAAGATAAATAAATTTTCACGGAATACTTTAAGTCCAACTACAGTGTCATCAACTTTTATACTTCCTGCACCTGACCCAGAGCTAAACGCATCTTCATCGAATGGTTGACTAAATACTATTTCTTGTGGTGTACTAGACATGCCTGCGTAGAACATGTGTTCTCTAAAAGATGTGACAATACTTGCACCTGCTACAGAACTGGTACTTATATCAGTAGCTGCAATAGAAGTATTGAAGACTGTGGGTGCATTTGTACCATCTACAACAACTATCTTATCATTGCCATCAAAGTTAAATCGTTCAAAAGAATACTTAGTGGCGTTAGTTCTACCTGTGTCTCTTTCAGTCCAATTCTCAGATACCACGTTTCTTGCTGAATCAGAAGAAGCCAAATGAGCTGCGGCACTTGTACCATTCGCCGCTCTAGTTACACCTGTAAATGTAGTAGCTGTAACTCCTGTATAAGTAAACTGTTCATTATCAATTTGTATTGTACCACTTGAACTAAATCCTGTAGTAGAATCAACAGTTATAGTTCCTGATCCTGTCATGCCAGTTCCTTGAGCTATAGCATTAGTTGATCCTCTTGCTACCTCTGTAGAAGCAGAACTAAATATCTTTTCACCTCTTGCGGCAAGTATCTTGTTAGCAAAACTAGTTACCATAAGAACAGATTCATCTGATGAACTAGTGTGAGGTATTATTTGTTCTATATGTTTTTGATAGCCGTTTATTCTTCTGTAGCCACCCTCTATATCAGGTTCAAAGTTTTCTAACTGTATAGCTTGTCCGGGTTGCATGATAAATGTGGAACGGTTGGCAACTAAGCCACCCTCACAGATAAAAGGAAATGCAGCGGTTTCACTTAAGTCAGCCACTTATACTGCCCTCATATAGTTCTTTCTGTTAATTAGTTCGACCCTCATCCGTTTGATACCGTCTTCGTATTCTTTGAGGGCGTATTGTGCTGTCTGTACATCAGACCTAAACATGTAGGTGTAGTACTTTGCACGTGCATTGACTATTGATTCAAATCTTGTTGGTATAATACCTGTGTCATCGTGAGCCGATAAATCAGTGTTTGTTACATAGTAATCAAACTTTAATGTTCTGTTGCTCGTGTCAGGTATTGGCGTAAGACCTAATTCGTCATTATATGTTGTATAAACAAATTCAGGATCAGCAAACTTATCTGTGTCTGGTCTGGCGTCTCGTTCTCTAAATTTTTCATTGTATTCTTCGTAAGACAGATATCTGAGTGGTATAGCTTTTATGTTCTCCATAAGTTGAACTAGCTTGACAAACGCTGCAGAACCTGCTGTTTCTGTAAATGTAACGTAGTGTGTTGTTGCTGTAGCTGTAAATGTAACTTCTGATAATAATACTTCGTTGCCACTTGCTATAGTAAGAGTAGATGACTTAGTTTGTGTGCCGCCTGAACTAGTACCTATATCTAAAGTAAGTGTTGATCCACTAGTCTGTATGAGTACAACATAGGATTTACCTACAATTAGATCACTTACTTCTTGTGTTGCTTTTGCACTAGTAAGTAACAGCGTGTTACCAAACTTAGAACTTGCCGCAGGAGAGCCTGATACTGTAGTCCAGTTAGTAATACTGGCTGAACCTGCTATCTCAAAGTCACCATTGCGTATATAATCTTTTGGTTGAAGAAACACATTATCATAGTCGATGTACTTAAGTGTAGATGCTATTGATGCAAAACTATATAACTGTTTACCTGCAATTGCATCAACCGAACCTTCTGCTCTTGTAAAGGGCCAGTTAAGTTCAGAGTTGAGTATATCAGATATAGCTCTGTTAATGTAATCTTTTACAGTAGTCTGTACACCTCTAGAACTTGTAAAGTTAGAACTAGTTAACTCTACTTCGTTCATATCTCTTAGTACATTATTGACTAGGGTAAGATATGTGCTTGCCATGTATTACTTACTTTCAGGAGTATCAATCTCTTTCGGATTGCTGTCAGTCACTATTTTGTTGAGTAACTGTAACTTTTGATCTGTTATGACTATGTCAGTGATTGCCTTATCTATTGCGTTCAAAGGTGGATTAGCACTGTTTAATAGTCCTGTAGCATTATCTATATCTAACTTGTATTGGAAAGCTAATGCTTGTGCTGCTAATTGTTTCATAAAAAAACTCCCTGTTGCTAAATTATACACATAAACAATATAAAAAGCAAGAGTTTATTTAGCTATACTACGTAGACTCTCCATGACTTGATCTATGTTAGGTTCTTTTGAGTTAGGATTGTGTAGGCATTTGTATTGTTTTGGACATCCTATACGTACATCTGTAAACTCTAACTCGTATGTTTTATTAGCACCTTCATATATACAAGCCATTTTATCTTTAAACACTTTTTGTTTTTTTAATCGACATGTAACATAAACGTTTTTCTTAATCATGCCTTGATGTATTTTTTGTTGTCTTGTATAGTTTTTCGATTTGTACTCGTAAGCAAACGCTTTGAATGAAACTACAATTCCTATAAACAAGACTGCAACTACACAAAAAACTATGGCAACGGTTTGTAGCACATCTACTACTTCTTTTTGTTTTTGTCTTGCTTCTATCTTTTGTAGTCTTCGTGCTTCTTTAGCTTCATTAATCTTACTAGCTCTTTCAGCTATAATCTCATCCCACGCAGTAGGACCAAATCTAAGATTAATTATTTGCTTTAGCTCGTTACGTTTTTCTTCTAATAATTTACGATCTATAAAATCTGTGGCTGAACTTTCTACTGAACCAAACTGCTCTGCTATAGACATACCTTTACCAGCTTTTTTATTCATCTGTGCTTCGCCTGTAAAGAAGCCATCTATCTGTTTAGCTATATCTTTGATGTCGTTTGCTGTACCAATGTTTGATTTTATAAAGTCAACGCTTTTTTGTACTAATGCGATACCCGTTAATATTTCAGCGACTACCATTATCTTTTCCTCATTGGTTTACAATATGCAGTTATTTGTAAGTTAGGTCCTTCCTTTTGTGGTATTGAAGGTTGCTTGTGTAATCTTTCTGCAAAGTACAAGCACTCATCTATGTTATCGAAAGTTTGTGTTTGGTCTATTACTCTTAATCCCATCATAAACACTAACACAAATTCAATCATAACTCCCCAGTTTTCATAGCTTCAGATAATCGTACTGCACGATTACCTACTTGATTTGCCCATCTTGAATCAAGCATTTCATCACAAGCTAAAGGATAGTTTACTTTTTCTATAGCCATCCACATGTTTTTAAATTGCATAAGACGAGGAACACCCATGTTAAATGCCATGTCAACAAGTACCATCTGTCTAACATCAGTCAGTTGGTTTACAATTGATTTGTTAGCAAGTAATTCTTTTTCTACGATAGCTATGTCATTCATACAGAGATAATATGCTTCTTCTTCTGTAAGACCTTTCTCGTAGATATCTTCTATAGTTTTATTTATAAACAGTAGCTCTCCATCCGTAATACCTCTGTCTTCTAAATTTCTACCGATGCCTACCGTATCTATGCCAAGATGATCTTGATAAACAGTAAGAACTATACCCTCGTGTAAAGCTATCATCTTTACTAGTTCATCACGATCATATTTCATGCTTTTTTCCTTGTCGTCTTACGTTTTCTACCCGATGCAGTAACAGACCATTTAACTGCTTTAGGTCCTGTTTTCTTTTTGGCTTCAGCTTTAGTTATCTTGCCTGCAACTTTCTTTGGTCTACATGCAGGATATGGTCGTGTTTTCTTTTCTTTGCCAGAACGACCACATTTCTTGCCCGTCTTAACATCTCGCCAATCTTCTTTAAACCATTTGGTTAGGCTCATGCGTATCCACCACCACGTTTCTTGTAGGTACGCACAAGCCATGCGTTTGCATATGCACTAGGATAGACCTTAAATTTCTTTTTTGCTTCTGATTTTACTCTAGAATACAATGAAGGATTTGTTGGTTTAGAGCCACTTTTCTTTTTAGTTTTCTTTTTAACTGCCATGTTACGCCTTTGCTTTCTTTGCTTTGGCTTGTGCTGTTTTAGATAAGTCTTTCATGTGGAACAAAGCTTTACTTGATTTTGTATGGTTTTTACCACTGTGCAAAGTGCCATCCTTCATCTTGTGTGTTGCACCTTTGTACAACGTTCCATTCTTTAAATAGTGTTTTACGCCTTTCATTATTTCTTCCCCATTAGTTTCATTGCTTGTCCTACACCTTTAATTCCAAATGAGCTACTTACAGCTATAAATAAAAGGTACTGATACCAATCAGGCAGAGTATTGAGTACTTCAAAGCCTGTTCTTACGTATTCTGTCATACTAGGTATGAATACTAAAATTGCTGGAGCAAGGAGGACAACTAAAGCAAATTCATCTTTCCAACTTGCATCTGTGGCATCAGCCATAGACTTTTCCCACGCTACCTCGCCTGTTGCTACTTTCTCTGCAACAACTGCTTTAGCTCTAGCTTGTGCTACTTTAGCTTGACCGTCAGCCTTCACTTTTTCTACCTTGCTGTTCATCCAAGAACCTGCAAGATTGGCTATAGGTCCTATTAACGCTGTGAGCATGTGCATCCCTTTTTAGTAAACCTACTGTCAATCCACACTTTACCGTAGTACAGAATAAATAACCACGCAGTAAACAACGCACCTTCTAAGTACGATAAATCATTCCACGCATCTAATACCATATTCTCCATCAAATTCTCCCTTGTGACTTATGTAACTGTTTTACGTATTGTCTGTAGAATTTATTGCTTATTTTGTTTAATATCTTAAACATTGTAAAATTAATTGTTGCTAACATTTCCATCTTCTTCTTGCCTGCCTTAAACGACTGTTCGGGTCTTTTGCCGCTTTAGGAAACTTTTTCATTTGTCCTGCACTTCTTGCACAATAGGACTTTCTACGTTTGGCAGCCTTGCTACCTTTCTTTACTTTACCTGTAACTGCTGTCTTAAGCTTTGATCCGGGATTATCCCTTCTGTACTTAGCTACACCTTTTTTAGTCATACCTGCACCCGACTTAGTTGGGCGTTTATGACCACCTTTGATGGTGTGACCTTTCATTGTACCTTTTTCAGACATTGTTACCTCATAATTATCAAGAGGGCAAGTTGCCCTGCCCTCCCGAAGTTAGTTGTTACGTACCAGTTGTTACACTAGCAGTCTGCTTTGGACCTGTTCCAATGTCACACATAATTGCTATGACTCTGAAACGACCTGCAGTAACGCCTGCACCCAATGCTTTAACTTGGATTGCGTCAGCAGCGATAACTGTGTTGATACCTGCAGCTTTTAAATTAAACTGGTATATCGCATCAGCATTACCATCTACTCCGTCAGCAAACGCATCAATGTCAGTACTTAAACCAACATCGTAAGTTAAACCTGATCCACCTGCTTCAAGAACGTCAAGACATCCACCGATAACAATTGTGTTATCTGGCACATCGATCATCTTTACAACGTCATTTGCAGAAAGATTTTGGTCGGCTGCATCAAAGATTCTTGATTGAACCATGTAAGGTCTTGGCACATTGCCCGGATGTCCTACAGTTCCACCACCTGCGATGGTATGATTATAATCAGTCATTAATTAATCCCCCTTACGCAAAATCTATGACGCCACGAACTATTGCTTCTGGTCTTAAAACTTTTCTACCAAAAACGTGTAGTCCTCTAACGACATCAGAGAATGATTCAGTTGAACGTACCACTTCAGTCTTTGCGATGTGAGACGCTGTAGAAGTACTAGAGATATGTCCTGCCATGATAACGTTCTCAGAAGCGTCTGTAGCGACACCTGATAATGTTACTTGGTCAGTACCTGCTGTACTATTTAACGCAGTAGACTTGTAGCATCTAAATCCTGCAAGTGTACCCGGAGTTGCAAGTCCGTTTCTTAGGTTTGAAGACGCATCGCCAGTTACCTGTACTTCTGCCATCTTGTTACCTGCTTGAAACATCTTCTCGTAGAAGATCGGAGGAGCAACAAACCATCTGTTCTCTTCTGGTACAGACTGATCATCAAGCACTCTAGCCATTAATAGCATGAGGTTGATACCTGCATCATCTGTTTCTACGTTAATAGGAGCAGATGCTGTACCTAAAGCTGAATTAGTAGTTGTTAATCCACCTGATAAACTTGCATCGTCAGCACCAGCAATACCTGCACCGTCTGACATAGCCTGTAGTATGTTGGCATCGAATTTTCTCTTTAGAGCAAAAGCACCTGAAGAAGTTGCTAATGCTTCAAAGTTGACATGTGAATGTCTTTCTTCGATGTCATCGATTTTAAATGCAAAAGCATTTGCTTGGTCAACGGTCATTGTTATCTGATCGTCTGCCAAGTCTTGTGCGTTAACCACAGAACCTCTTGTGTACGCTGACACAGTAAGTGTTGGTTCTTTTATAATGTTAACAGTGTCGCCAAAGTTTTCAATTTCGCCAGTATAGTCGGTATTCGTAATATCTTCTGCAACCGAAGCTCTACGGAAGAACTTAAGAACTTTTTGGCTAAAAATTGAGGGAGCAAAGTTACCTGACGGTAAGTTAGCATACCCTGCAGCTGTATCAAAAGCCATTTTCTTATCCTTCCTCTATTTGAGGTTAGTTATTGAGTTATTCGCCCTTCTGCTCGTGCTTGATCGATTTCTTTTTCAAGTTTTTCAAACTCCCACGATTTCAGCTTGGCGATGTCTGCCATCTTCCAAATCTTTTTGTTTGCATTTTTGTCAATCGGAACTTCTCTAGAACTTGGTGTTCTGACTGCTTCAGCCGCAGACGCATTAGATTTGTTAGACTTTGTTTTTAAGCCAGTATCGGCTTTGTAAAGATCAAGAACTCTGATTGCCCATTTGCTATCAGTATTATTCTTAGTTATACCCTCAGAAATTGAGGTTGGCTGTTCATCAAGCCACAAAAGAAACTTTTCGTTATTCCTGATATCATTAAAGTCAGGGTGTGCGGCAAGTAATACTTTGTATGCACTTTGAACTTCCATTTCCTTCTCACGACCTTTTATAGTTTCAAGTTCCTTTTTTAAACTTTCAGATTGTTCTTTAGCTTGCATTGCCGCTACGGTTTGCACTACTGCATACACATCTGGATACTTACCTTTGAACTCTTCTAGTTCATCTGGACTTTTGGGAAGCTTGATTGAAGGGTCTAAATCCATCTGTTCTGCAGTTGTCTTCAACGCTTCTTTCTCACTTTTCCATTCTTGAAGTTTATTGTCATAATGTTTTTTTAAGTCATCATAACGTTTCTTATAATCGTGTTCAGGACTCTCTTCCTGTTTAGTTTCCACAAAACCTTCTTGTTGGGTAGCTTCTTCTTGAGTGCCAACATCTTCTGCTTTTGCTTCTACTTCATCCTCATCTTCTTTATCAACTTCCTCTCGGTATTTGTTTTTATAAAGATTTGGATTATTTATTACTCCAAAGGAGTCATTGGGTTTAAATGCTCTTGCACCTTTTACTTGTTTTGCCATTGTATTTACCTCATTTATTGCAGTGCCACATGGCTGTGGGTAGCTGCTTCGGATGTCAGGGCCAGATATTACTGGGTAGCTGACGAATTCTTATCTGAACGCAGGTCTTGCTCCACCTGTTTCATATGCACTTCCCCTACCTAAGAATGATCCACCTGTTGATTCAGGTATTTTTCTTGGAGGTTGAATGTCATCATTGTTTACACTAACAAAACTTTCTTCTACTTGAGTAGGCGTTTCATCAGCTAGTTTAAAATCTTTTGGTTTGTAATATATATGTGCAAAAACTTTATTTTTAGGATTTACAGTTCTGCCTGTTTCTATATACTCACCAGATTGTACTTTAGATTTAAAATCTTTTGCTTCCGATGAAGTAGGATTTTTAAAAAATAAAGCACCTTTTGTAAAATCTTTTCTAGAACCTGCCACTATGTCTTCTGCAATATTACGTACTTTTAAATACCTGTCTTCATTCTGTTTAAATCTTTTTAAAGTGTTTCTAAATTTTGTTGGTTCTAAAGCATTAAATTGAAATATTTTATTTTTACCATAAGTTTTCTTGCTAAGTTCTTCGGCTAAAGAATTTCCAAAATCTTTGTACCCTTCTGCCATTGCTCTGTTCCTGAACACATGACCTACGCCTTCTAGTCCTTCATCTCCAAGAACATCTGCTTCACCTTCCATAGCTATAGCTAAAGCATCTTCTAAAGGGAGATTATTAAGTATTTTATCTATTTCTTTTCTGGCTTCTTCTGGAGAAGAATAAAAATCTTTAAACTTAACATTTTTTATAGTAACACCAAACTCATCTTCTGTGTTACCACCTTCTTGCATACCTATAAAACCACCTTCTGCTACCCGTTGAGCTTCAGCATTTTCTTGTCTGCGAGATACTTCTTTTTTGCCACGATTATTTATTTTTTCTAACTTGTCATATCCTATAACTTTAGCTATCTCTGGAGGAACAACAACCTCTCCTCGTGATATCATTATATCAACTTGTTCTTTTGTAGGTATGTTAGCTGCTTGAGCAGTCCTATCAGTTCCTGCATCTATATCAGCTTGAGCTACTATCTCATAAGCCTTGACTAACATGTCTTTGATATCTTCTTTACCTGCAAATTCTACTGCAGGTGCGTTAATTACAAATGTTCCTTCAGGTACTTCTTTAGGTATATCATCAGCTATAGTTTGTTGTTCGGTAAATTGATCAGGGGGTCCTCCGATAAATCCCATTTCGCCAGTAGGTGCTTGTTGTTGTGTAGGATCACCACCCATTTGCATACCTACAGAACCACCTTTTTTGAACATAGAACCATAGTCATCTGCTCCACCACCACCAGTATTACTATCAAATCCACTATCATTGTTATTATTGTTATCACTATCATTGTTATCATTTGACGAAAATATACCTGTTGCACTGTACTGTGAACCTGCAGGTGCTGCACCAGTTGGGTTACCTGTTGGACTGTAGGATGAATACCCCACACCTGCTTGGGCTGCATCAGTAACAGTATCAAATGTATCCACACTTATGGTAGATGGATCACTGATAACACTCGTTGATCCTAACCCACCAAAGGGATCAACAGATTCATTATAAACTTCTTGTTCATCTAACATGTCCATAAACTCTGTTGGAGAAAGTACACTAACGTCAGGAACATTTACGCCAGTGTAAGTTTTACCAATTCCAAATAGTCCGGGAGTCACACTGACTAAGTCACCTTGATAATACCCCTGAGCATATCCGGGAACTCCTTGTGATATTTTATCAGCCACGCTGTAGTGAGTTGACATTAATGAATTAGATACTTGACCTAATAAACCACTTCCCATCGCAACATTTTGACCATAAGGGTCTTGCATTGTAGGTCCTATAATTCCTGATATCATTCCAAATGCAGGACTACCAAGAACACTTCCGACATTGGCAGCCATTTTAGCTGCTTCCATTTGTCCAGCCATAGCTAAACCTAGTGGTGCTGTACTTACTACTCCTTGTGCTATTGCATCAGTAGAAAATCCTGCAATAGCTGCACCGACAGGATTTGATTGAGCAAAGTCAGATTTAGCTCTATCTCTCTCTGTTCCAAAAGCTACTTGTCCTGCTGTTTGACCTGCACCTACTCCTGCAATGTCCATTGCTTGATTAGCATCGGCTATAGCTTGTGAAGGACCTGTAACAGATACACCTGAAGCTCCTAATCCACCTATGTCTGCTACTTGAGGTCTATCTTGAGTTTCATTTTCAGAGTTTTCTTGTTCTTCTTTAGATGTCTCTACTTCTATGTTGTTTTCTTGCAAAGCATCTTTAGCTCGTTTTCTATTTCTAGCTCGACTAAGTAAAAAATCAAATTGTGGATTTCCAGTGCTAAATGCCATTGTTATTTTTGACTTTCTCTACGTTATTCTTGAGGTTGAGTAGGGTTTCCAGTAAAACCAGCTTCCCCTGCAGTTGGCGTAGCTCCGACTCCGATTGTGCCATCGCCAGACCCTTGACCGTTAGTTCCTTTAGGTTGAGGAGGTACTCCTCCAGACCCTGCCATATCTGTTGGTTGTTGACTAGGGGGGCTACCTTCTTCGCCTGTTCCTTGTTGAGCATTTTGTTGCATCCCTTTCAATATCTCTGCGTAAATCTGTGCTTCATTTACATCGTTAACTAAACTATCTGGATCAATGTCTTGTGATATAGCTAACTCTCTCATTAAGTTTGGTATCTTAACAAATGGTGCAAGGGTAGGATTCATAACTGTTTGCAACAAGGCTGTTAGTCTTTGACTTCTTACTTCTTTCTGCATTACTGCAGCTACCCCACGAGGTTTGATTTCTAAATCACCTTCTATGTCTTCAGCAGTATCATTAAACTGCATGTTCCATTGAAAGTAAGCTTCTCCCATAGGTTTTAGTAGATAATCGTCTATATTCTTTATAACTGTTTTCATCGACAAGCCTGCAGAACCCATCAACATTGATAACCCCGATGCTGTACGACCTGTGCCTGTTACTCCAGTTTGTCCGTGCATGATTGAAGGTATACCTGTCTCCTCGTCTGCAAGTTGGCGAGATATCTGATACATTTGTATATTCTCACCTGCAGTGTTCGGAAACTTAAGACCATTGATTGCAGTTCCTGTTACACCCGACTGTCTTCGGAATATCTTTCCGGGAAATATGTCCATGTTCTGTCCGGGAACTAAGCTTGCTTCATCCACATCAAATACAAGATTACCTGCAAGTGCTAAGTTATCGATAGCCATTCTTACGTGACCATTCATAAGCATCTGTGCATCTTCCATGTTTTCTGCTACACCAACACCCCACATTTGATATGGGTTGATTTCATATGGAAATACTTGGTATGGTATTCTCGATGGTGTAAATGGATTAAGAACACATCTAAGTATCATTGTCCCACATACCCACACGTTTACAGGTATTTGATCTAAATCCGATATACCTTGTGGTAAAGTTAAGCCTGCTTCATCAGCAAATTTAGCATCAACCACTCCCCAGTACTCAAGAATTTCAAATCTACTTTCTTGATAGTATGGCTCTGTTTCATCTTCACGAATAGTATCTTCATAGTATTTGTCTTCGTAGTTAGGGCCTTTTGCAAGACACTCTTCTATCGCATCAACATCAAAGTGAGGTCGCTGTGAAAGACTACGAAGTTGTTGTCTATTCATGCGATGTCTTTGTATTACATACTCACAATCTTCTATACTTGTAGCAGACGGATCAGGATGAAAATCCCACACAGATACAGATTCTATTCTTGGCACTGCTTTTTCATAGGGCATATATTCTCTGTTGCCTTCTTCATCTCTTTGCCACTTATGTACTTTCTTGTTAAAGTTGAAAGGACCTTTAACTACTCCTGTACCAAGAAGAGATGCTTCAAATATAGCGTGACGAAAAACATTGACTGCGTTACTGTCAAGTAACTGATCATGTATCATCTGTTCCATCTTACGTGCAGCTTCGGCAGAAGGACTTATTTGAGGTTCACCTGCTTTTGCAGGACCTTCAACAAGAGGTGCGTTTGGAAATTTACTTTCCATGCCACCTAAGAAATCCATTGATGGTGTTGCTTGTGTTGCTCCCGGAGGTAATTCTCTACCATCACCCTCATACCCATACAAGTCTTGAGGTGGAGGTGCTACCTGATCAATTGGAGTTTCCAAGTGAGCAAACTTTGCTACGCCTTCTGGAACGGGTGTGTCTTCTACAACAATAGGAAACTTTTTGTTGGCAAATAATATGTCAACAATCTGCCCATACGCTGCGAGAACTTTAGTTTTGGTTATTCTGACAAATACTTTTGATCGTTCAGAATCACGATATTGTGTGGTAGAATCGTAGATACCACGAAAGTTTTTGTAGGCTTGTAGCCATCTTTGTTCGTGAGAACGTCTACCATTTTCAGAGTCTTCAAATTTACTCTTTACATACCCTGCAAGTCCCGGCATAATATCTGCCGCATTGGACATAGGAAGAGGAGAATCAGACTCTTCATCTGAATTTAAAAAGTTATCAGCCATTAATAAATCCTAGCTAAAATAGTTTTTGTCGTCTGCCATTGCAAATAAAGAAGCTTCAACAGTTGGTTTAGACTGTTTCTTTGGCATATCAACTTGTAACTCATTGTTACCGTTGTTTGACGTATCAAAGTCCATTCCTTCTCTAGTTAACTGATTTGATCCCATTGGGTCATCAACTGAAGTTTTGTCACTGCCCATTATATATGCAGCACCGTAGTTATAATCGTTGTTTGGCATTTTTGTCTCCTATATACCAGTTACATAATACCCTGTTTGTCAGGGATATCCTTACGTAGAAGATCACTCATTTGTTGATCCATTGCGTAATTCATTGGATTAGTTGTAGCCATATCTTGTTTAGATGTTTCTAATCCCATAGATGTCATATTTGCATAGTCATCTTCGGATATAGTTTTAAATTCTGCTGTTGGATCAGTAGCTACAATATCAGACCCTGCTCCTGCTGGACTTGATTGCATAGCAAATCCTACTGCAGCTCCCGGACCTAATCCTAATCCTCTTTCGAGAAGAAGTTCAGTTCCTATATCTTGAGCAGCTTGAGCAGGATTATCTACAAATTGTCTAACTGCTTCCACTCCCAACGCACCAGCTATAACTTTTGTCCCTTTATCAGATAAGATATCCCATGCTTTACTAAACGCAGATTTGGCTTTATCATCTAATATAATTGCAGAACCTTTTGGTGGTGCTTTCTTCTTAGGTTCTTTTTTAGGGGCATCCGAGCTAGTAAGTTTACTCATTTGCTCATTTAAGGTTTGTAGTTTTGCTACTTGCTTTGTAAGATTGCTTACCTTGCCTTCAACTTGTTTTGTAAGTACATTAGCAGTTTTGTTTACATCTGCTGCTGTTCCCTCAAGTTTTAAAGTTGTATCTCTACTTTTTTGAGAGAGAGGATCACTAGGAGCATCAAAGGCAATTACCGAACTTTCTTTAAAGAAGTCTTTATTAAATCCGTAAGTTCCATACAAATTCTTTGGGTTTACTTGGTTAATATCCTGTAGATACAAGTTTGCAAATTCTTCTGCAGCCTTTAGTTGCAATGACATTTTTCTTCTTGATTTTCTATCTACCTTATAGTGTGTTAGACCTACATCTCCTCTTGTTGAGTGACCTAAAACAAGATTAGCTACTCCCGGACCTTCTTCATCATTTATTACATCAAAAACATTTTTTCTTAAATCAGATATTGTAAATGGTATTTTTTTATTAGTCTTTTGATCCGTAATGTCTAAGCCCATTTCAGACATAGTTTCGTTCATTGCATTGTTTACAAGTGTTCGTAACTTAGCTTCACTTTGATTAAAGAGTTTTACAGATTTATTATCTCCCATTCTTCCTTTAGCATCTGTTCCAAGATCAGCTAATATGTCTTGAGCTAAAGAAGGCAATTGATAGTTTGTTCTGTTTCCTTTGTTACTTATACCATATAGGGTATTTGATCCCGGATCAAGCGTTCCGAAAGGAGAATCTTCAATCGCTTCGCCTACAGTAAGATTTATTAAATCTCTATTTCTTATACCTAAAAGATGCTTTAGTTGAAAGAACGCCACTGCTTCTTTATTATCTTTTAGTTTTAATGTGGTTGCGTGTATTGCTTTGTTTAAATCTTCTACAGATGGAAGCGTAATTTTTTTAGCTGCTTCATCCCCTCTAGGCTGAGTAGCTTTATCAAATCTTAATTTTGTAGGGTCGCCTTTGACTGTCGCAGTTCTTATAGTTCCTTTACCTGCTTCAAATCTATTACTGTATGGGTAATCAAAATCTTCACTAGCTGCTAATTTAGTAAGACTTCCTTCTACCTTACTAAGAGTTAGATAATCTGGGCTGCCACCTATTTTGTTAAGGATATCATGCTTATCCCTATTTCCCATACTATCCCAGTTGTCTTCCAGACTAAACCCTGCTTCTTCAAGCCTATTTAAAAACGCAGACTTTTTACCATCATTTTTATATAGTTTTATATTTGGTCTACCTAATTCAAAAGCTTCAGCTATTGTTAGATTTCCATCTTTTAATTTTTGTAGGAGTTCATCCATTTGTTTTAGTATCCAAATGTTTCGTTCTGTACTTGATAGACTTGAGCCTTAATACCATTAAGCGTCTGATGAATCGTTGCATACCCTGTCATCCTTGTCATCAACATATATCTTAGAGCATCGTATGCGTGATCTTCTGCTTTAGTGTCTACGTCTTCGCTGTTAGTTTTGGAAAGAGGAATTGCTGCCAATTGCTTGACAGTGTTGCTACAATTAGAAAACACTCGTAATCTAGGTTCATTTGTTCTTGGGTCATCTGCAAGCCTACGATGTATTTCCATCTTACCTTGTATTCTGTTACGATCAGATGGTATCCAGCGAACACCACATCTCATCATTGTTTCTGCTATGGAAGGACCAAACCCTGTCTTGTTCCAACAAGAAGCATCAAGTACTGTGTAGTGAGGGAGAGGGTCGAGTTGCTCTGCTTCTAGTATTCTATCAGCTAATTGTTCTGCTGTCAACTGTTTTACGTATAACTCCCGATAAATCCAGATATTATTATCCCAATCAATAGCACCCCAAAGAACGCAAGAAGGACTCGCATACCCGTAGTCAGCTGCCCTGATACGGGGCCAGTTAGTTGGCAATTCGAAGCTCTCCACAACATGTCTACTCCTGCTGAACTCTGGAAAGGCTGCACCATCGGCTACATCCCAATCCCCTTCAAGTAATCTTTTTCGTTCTATCTCTGGTAGTGAACGAAGCATAGCTTCATATTGTCCATCTGCCATAAGAAACGGATTGTCCGTTAGTCTCGCAGGAATGAACCTACGATAAAACAAAGGTTGACCTTCCTTTTCGTGTCCTTGCGGCCACATGAATGGTTTACCTGTTTCGACATCTGCTGCAGGAAACGGTTTGTTGTGTTCACCTACATCAATGTACATCTTCTTAATCCACCACCCACCGATTCCACCCGGATTGGCAGTACACCTCATATACAAACTCTTTTGTAGTTCGGGATCGGTGCTTCTCAATCTTGATCGGAGGTAATCCCACACGTAAGGTGTTGGGTATTGGGTTATCTCGTCTATCCCTATCCAGTTGAAAGCTTGTCCTTGAAATCGGGTTACATCTTTGTCTTTGTCTAGATAGGTAAACCAGATTGTTGCTCCAGATGGGAAGTGCCACGTTGACTTTGACTCTCTGAACTTTGCACCGGGAAACGCTTTGGGGTACAGTTGACGGGATTTGTCTATTAACTCAGTAAGCTCGTCAAGAGTACGCCTGAGAAGAAGACCCCTATGATTAGGATTAGTGCAATAGCGAAGGGGGTCTGCCAACAAGGCGAAAGATTTTCCCCCACCAGCAGCACCTCCATAGAGAACATCTCTTTCACTAGCCGACAGAAACTCTTCTTGAGGTCCTTCATTCGGCTGAAACACCACTTCACGATTTCCCACGATTTCTTGGACAGGTGGAGGAAGGCTTGCCAACTCCCCTGTATCGATAACGGTAGTTGCATCTCCCTTAAGAGCTTTCTCAACCTTACCAACTTTCTCTTCAAGCTTTCTGGCATATCTTCTTTTACTTTCTGCTACTTTAGTTACTTTGTCTGCACGCTTCTTTGCGTCACGTAATCTCTTCTGTGTCTGTCGTCTGGCTTGTTCGGCTCTGGACAGAAAATATCTTTGCTTTGGTGCTTCGGGGTCTTTCTTAGGGCGACCCCTCTTTGGTGCATCGGTCAATTGTTTACTTTACGTGTACTTCTACTGTCTCTATTCATGCTACACTTCTTGGATGCTTTGCCACCGTATCTCATGCCATTCTTTTTTTCTTTCAAGGCATCTTTGGCTTGCTTCTTTTCAGATGGAGACAGAGACTTTATCATCTGTTCTATCTTGCTACCCATTTTGTCAGTAAGTTCATTGGGAGTTGCAAGGGCGTTGATTGTGTTAAGTACTTTGAATAGTGTGTTAAGATCAGCCATGCCTATTTCTTCTTCTTTTTTGAGGTCTTTTCATTATTCATCTCAAATTTAAGTCTGTCTCTTAATTCTTTTGGCACAGCTTTATTATATAAACCTCGATATCCTATCATATACGCATCACGTAATTCTTTACCAGTTCTAGGTCTAAATCCTGCAGCTTTAAGTGACCCATCTCCTTTTGTTGAAAGAACTGCTCTTTTCAACTCTCTCTGAGCTGCTTGCTTCAAAGTTCTTGGCTTTGGTTTTGCTTTAGGACCTCCAAGCTTTTCCGTTTGTTTTTGGATTCGCTTGTCTCTTTGTTTTTCTTCGTATGTTTTAGCCATCTATGACTACCTCCTTTTTAGGTGGCAGTAGGACTATTCCATGCACTGCCTGTACATTTACGTTAGTTGTTTCTTGTTTTCCCAGACCAACCCTGTTTAAAAGCGATTCTGCAGCCCTGAAGCGTAGGTCGTCTCCTCTCTCGGGTACGGGGTTGTCTATTGTCGTTACTAGGCGTGTAGCAGCCTTAAATGCGTGCATAGACAGTACGTTCTTTGTCCGATTGATTATCTCATCGGCTAAACTGTTCTTTAACCACGTGACACTGCCCTTAGAATAACCCGCTGCTAACGCTGCGTCAGTAACATTTCCACCATTCTCGAACAGATTGGTTAGGAATTGCTCCTGTTGGGGTGATATTTCACGTGAATTTTTTGTCTGTGGTAGTAAATTTGTCACAACGGTACGCTTTTGCTTGGTAATTTGGTAAATACTTAGGTAAATCGACTGTTATTTCTACTATACGCTGTTTACACAGCATTTCTGTAGGGTAAGGACCTCGTGTGTCCTGCAATTGTCTACAGTCGGTATCTACTCCTAAGTAGCAAACGAGTACAAATGCTTCAAACACGGTCAATTCCTATAGTTAGTGAGTCAAGAACCTTTCAGCTTGAGCCAAAGCACGAGATTATGTTTGGTTGCTGCTGCTCGAAACTGGTCTTGATACATGGATTATACGAATATAACACAAATATGTCAAATAAAAAAAATTTATGTTGACTTTTTTGATAGGATGGATATAATCGGAGTAACACCTCCGGGAGATACACCATATACACAGGGAATTAACTGTTCTTAGTATAGAGGGGAGTCTCCCTTTCGGGTTTACTTACAGGGATATCCCAAAGGGATGCAAATAGGCTGTACAAGTAACTCATTTACATAAAAATATGGCGACATTGCTAACGTATATGTGGGGGGCCCCCATGTCCCTTAGCACCCCGTATAGCGTTATTTTTTTGTGTTTACCCTCATTGATACCAAAGGATATCAAGCACCCCTAAAACCTTTGTGTTTTACTGTGGTGTTTCTTGGCGTGGTCAATACATAGGCGTTACGTGTATTTCTTTTTAATTTATGTGCGATTTTCTCAGTTAGGTTATACAACTAAACCCTAAAAGGTGGTTACTTGTCGCACCATTGCGAAGAATAACCCAAACACGTTAACAAGCGATTACACAACAGAAACAATGATTTAGTTATATATTTAGCTACACCAAAGAAAAACGCCCTAGAAACTAATCTAAGGCGTTTTGGGGAGGTAAAAGGTTAACAGTTATTTATTAAGATTGACACAAGCATATTGACCTAAGCCAATCTTTTTTACTGTCTCAACTGTTGTTTCATTCAAAAATTGATTTCTATAACGTGAAGTAGTTCTTGAATAGTTCCACCTATCGTAATCTAAATAAGTTTCATCATTAGCCTTAACACAGATAATAGAATTATAGCTTTGAAATACTTCAATTCCATTCTGCAAAGTAATCTTAAATTGATTAGCTATTGGCAAGCCTGACTTACTGCTTTTAAAGTTCTCGACCTTAACAATATTAGCAAGCTTTTTATCTTTACTTGGCATATCTTCAAGAGTTAAATTAAATGTTTGCATCTTAGTTTTTCCTTTCGATTATTATATGATTGCCTTTTAATCTTGTTTTCTTAGTAACACAACCTGAACAAATAACGCTTTCATAGTCGTTAAGTTTACCCTCTAAAGCCTTTTCAGGTATATTGAATTGATCGTTAAATGTCTCAATATAGTTACAGTCATTGCATTTAAAAAAGTATCCCATTATGAACCTACCTTTTCATTAATTAAATCTTCTAAATCTAATTGACCATGTAAACCCCATTGAACGCCAATATTTTCATTAAAGAAAAACCTATCTTTATTACAAGGTTCTAAATCTTCAACATTATCAATTTGTTCATTAAGAGTATTTAAAATATTAATTGTTTGGTCTTTATGGCAATACAACAAATGTTTAATAGTTTCTGCTTTATCTTCAAAACCTATTATTTCCAAACAAGCGAAGCTGTCATATATCTTCCAACGCATTTCAACTTTACAAGGTTTGGATATCATTTCTTGTTTATCTTTATCGTAATCATGTTTAATTAAATATGTTTCTGTTTTCATTTGTGAAAATCCTTTACTATTTAAATTAAGGTTTAAAAAAACCACGCTAAGATTGTTCCTAGCATGGTTAATTATAATCTTATTTAAAAAACTAAGTCAACTAGATAATTTATTAACCAAGTTTCTATCCATAGTATTAAAGTTTAATGGATTAGCCTTATATAATTTATAATGTTTACCTTTGACATTAACAGATTGTATAAAACCTTTTTGTTTTAACAAGTGAACATATTGCCTGACAGTATAGATGCTTTTTTTGTGATCTTCATCAGCGTAAATGTCTATCATGCGAATGTAATTATTCTTGCGAATTACCTTATAAATTTCATGTTCACCGTTTGTCATAGGTTGATTACCTTTAATCAAAGTGGGATTATTTCTATTCTCTTTGTTGGTAATAATACTATCCAAAGTAGGAACAAAAACACCAAATTGATCTGCTAATTGTTTAGCTAATTCGTAGCACCTGAAACCTGATCTATGACCTTTGTTTTTAGCATTTTTAGATACGATTTCCAAAGTTTCAAGTAAGGTAGACATCTTATTTAAATGTTGTCTTTTCATTGGTTATTCTCCTAATTAAAATATTATAGCTAGAATAATGATTACCAAAGCGATAACCATTATTCGTGAAACGTTAGCAAGAAATTCAGCCATTATGCGTTAGCCATTTCTAAAGATTGCCAAGCATCAGAAGTTAATAGTTCCCTAACTACATCTGCTCTTTGTCTTTCTACATTAGGTTTATTGGCATTAGTTCTACCACCTGAGATAGTTTCTAATTTATGTGTATCCTGATTATATCTTTCTACCTTGTAATCAGTATGTGTTGACCAATGAGTTAAGGCATTGTAACAACCCCAAAGAGTAGAACCTAACTCTTTCTTTTCTTCATCAAATAAACCAAGCAGATAATTAAGCTTAGTTTCATTAACAGGATTAACGCCAACTTCAGCAGATTTAGTTTTCTTAGTACAAATAGTAGATTTTAACATATCTGCGAATTGTTGATCTGTTACTTGTATCTGTCTCCAATTAAGCATTAAATCTTTTTGATGATGCCACATAGATAAGCCTAGACCTGACTTTTGGATCATAGCACTTGGCGACAAATTAAGAGTATGTTTCTTCTTTTGATGATAGGATTTTTCACCACCAAATACCAAAGTATTTCTACATAGGTTTCTATATGCTCCTGAAAAAACTTGGAACGCCCAAGAGGTATCAACAGAATTAAAAACATCAATTCTTGCCTTAACTATATCTTTTGAATTACTTACAGGAATAGCAAGATCGTCATAATAAATAGTTCTTTGTGCTTGTAAGCCACCATTGATTAGCTTATCTTCCACCCTGATATTTTGTTTTGGTAAATCTGTTTTATCTAAAATATCAGCTTGTAAAGAAAATAAATCTTGGTGAGGTACTAACTTATAAGTATCTGCTATTGGTCTAGATTGTAAAACTTCGTTCAAACTTTCATTATATAAACCTGAATAGTTTTTCAGCTTGGTTTGATTACCAACTCCAAACTCATCTTCATCATATGCAAATAAAGGTATTCTTTTAATCTTTGCATTATCAGAAAATAATGAAACATCAAAAGGATTATTATGATTGTGAATTGAGTTTGATTTAAGATTAGTTTCTTGATCTATTGTTATTATGCTATCCATAATATTTTCTCTTTCTAGGCTAAAAGCCTTTTGGTTATCCTACCTTAATTAGTAGGTAGGTTTATTATTAAACTATCTTATCTAGATAAACAAGCAGATAATTTATTTTTATTTTGAATTTTTTTTCTTTTTTTAGATAGAAATTCTTTCAAAGATTTATTTAAATTGATAGCTAATTGAGTAGTTGGCTGAACAGATACAGTTGAAGTTTGAAGCTTTGAAGAAGTATGTGCGATTTTTCCATCTAACTCAATTTCACCTCTTGTTTCGATCCAAACTTTAGCACCACAAGACAAAGGTTTATCAGGTGAGTAGACTAATTCCATCTCTCCAACTACCTTGACATTATAAGCATAGGTATTCTTGCCACCTTGTTTGATTGTAAATACAGGATTGTTTTCGCCATACTTTGCATTGGCTTTGATCACGTGTTGGTTTACGTGGATACGAGCAATCTTATTCTGCATTGTTTACCTCCATAGTCCACTCATCAATTTTACTTAGTAAATTTTTAGCATATGCACCATGAATATTTTCATGTTTAGTTTGCAAATGTTGAACTATCTTATCTAAGATTATCTCACTTGGATAGCAACCTTGTCTAAGTTTCCTCTCAATATCTTCTTTATTCATCTCATATGCTTTTTCATGTATTCTGAGTGCTTGTTCCTCAACTAGATTGACTTGACCATCATACTCACTTTCTGCTTTTTGGATAGCATCTTCGTCTGACATACCCTCTTCCATAAGCTGAGTTACTCTATCTTCTATTTGGCTTTCGTGGAAATGTTCTCTACTCATTTCATATCTCCTATAATTAAAATGAAACCAACAGTTACTACGGATAGACTACCTAGTCAACATCTTTCTTTATATCCACATAAACCCTAAGACACCTAGACTTCTCGATAGGCTGACCATAAGTATATCTTCGCCAACCTATATTCTTTTTAGTTTCGTCATCTAAGTATTGACCACGTACTCTAATCTTGTAGCTTTCCTTGTTAAGATAGTGTTTAAGTTTGTCAACAAATTCCCAACCCTCATCTGTGTTAGGTATCTCGCTAAACATCTTTAGATCACCTTTAGGTATGTAGCTATCAAGGGAACGTTCAAGATATCTTATACTGTTATTAGCTCTGTCTAAATCTTTCTTAAGTTTTTCGCAATTATCCCACATGATTTGATAGGCTTGTTTAGATACTGTGTCTTTCAATTTGTCTTTGGCATCAGGTTCATACATACCCATTTCGTCTAAAGTATCTGTTAACTTTTTATGCTCTGACACATTATGATCAAGTGAACTTCGCAAAGTGTAGATAGCTAAATCTTTCTCTTTGATAATTTCCTTAGCATCTAGCAACTCACGATTGATATTCATCTTAGCCATTTCCATCTTATCTGCTCTTTCTTTTTGTTGTTGAGCATAAACAACATCTTCAGTTGTGTCTGTGTTACACATCTTGACAAAAGCATTTCTGACATATTGATCAGGCATATTAGCTATGTCGATAAACTTTTGCTTACTTCTTGAATAATATTTAGTCATCAAGATTTCTCCAATTCTTGTTTCATTTCTTCCTTTGACATTTTAGATAGGCGTCTCTCTAACTCTTGATTAGTTTCAACGCCATATAACTTAGCTAGACTATCTAGTGTGAATTGACCTGAACTAGACATTCTATCATATTCCCAATACAGATCACTTACATATTTTTGTGTGAGATTTTTCTTCTCATCTATTAGCTTAATTGCCATCACGATCTCTCCATAGTTTCGTACATTTTCTTTCAGGCTAATTCCCTACCAAATATAAATTCGCTTGTCAAACTCTTTAGAATACATTTGATAGTTTCATTGTTCCAACCATTGCCAAGCATCTTGTAACCTTGTGAGTTACTAACAGACTTACAATAGTCATCAGGTAAAGTTTGCAACCTACAACATTCCTTAACAGTAAGCTTTCGCCAATGTAGTTTGTGTTCACCATAAGCGTCAGGGTATCTACCTTTAGGTAAAGGTGAAACTACTGTATCTTTAGTTAAGGTAGATAGGCATCGTGACTTATCTGTGTCGGATACCTCAAGAGTTTGAACTATAGGTAGGCTAGTGTCATCATCTTTACGTACACCATTGCTATCTAATCTTCTACCTGTGATTGAAGCAGAGTTACAGAGTATCTTAGGTTCTCTGTGTCCACCTTGCATAGTAGTTA